GCGTATAGGTCAGGAACCCCTGGGCTAACTCCTTCGACCTTCAATCTACTGGCCACCGTAATAGATCGTTTCTCGCCGTTGGCTATGGCAAAAATTCTTACATTCTCATACGTTTGGCGAAACCATTTAACGACTTCGCGTTGCTCTTCGTGTTCGGTTGGGATTCGTTCATTCATTCCAGTTCCTTGATAAGACACGATAAAACTTTCCTTCTTTTTTATATTTAATCGTAGCCGGTGGTTTTCCATCATTCATGTATTTTGCAATCGAGTCAAGTTTTGTTATGCCTGTTGCAAATAACTCACGGCTACCCACACCCGACGCATTCGCCATCTTTGCTAATTCATTAACTGCTTTGTCCCCCGCATAGCCGTCGTGGCGCAGTGGCAGGTACTCGGTGATCGATGGGTCGGATAAATTCTTTGAATAATAGCTAACTGCTAGCATTTCTTTCCCACTGGCGTTGCTGATGTGCTTGCGCCAATTCCAGCCGGTAATAATCATGTCTTTTGCATCCATGCCCATAATATCGTCATGACGTAGCGCCAATGGCTTCGGTACAGACGGCGGGAATTCGTGGCCGCAGGAGGGGCATACTTTGACCGATATGGCGCATAGTTCATGGCACTCAGTACAAAGTTTGACCGGCATTTCACCGTTCCCTGTCCCTGCTTTATTGGGTGGTTGCACATTAGTAATCGGGCCATGCGTCTCGACCACACCCGCAAAATCTAGCACTAAGCAATGATCGATGTGATCTTTGATTCGCATTCCCCTGCCAGCCATTTGTACGTACAGGCTGGCGCTCATGGTTGGGCGCAGCATGGCAATTAGATCAATATTAGGAGCATCAAAACCAGTAGTAAGTACGTTAGCATTTGTCAAAGCCCTTATTTTTCCAGATTTAAATTCATGGATGATTCGTTCGCGATCTGTCTTTGATGTCTCGCCAGTAATGCAAGCCGACTTAATACCTTGATCGCGCAGCTCAATGGATACGTTTTTCGCGTGATTGATACCTGCGCAAAAGAATAACCACGATTGTCGATCGCCAGCCAAACGAATGACTTCGGCCACAACGCTCTCATTATTCTTTCTGGTATCCACGGCCTTTTGTAATTCGGCCTCAATAAACTCGCCACCACGTTTTTTAACGTCGCTAGTGTCCAGTTTGGTTGTGGTAGTTTTTGATCGCAGCGTGGCCAGATGCCGTTTATAGATCAACTCCTCGATGCTGACCGGCTCAATCAAATCATCAAAGATAGCTGGCTTGTCGGTGATAAGACCGTGGCCAAGGCGGTACGGTGTGGCCGTTAAACCGATTACGCGCAGCTCTGGATTAATGACCTTCAATTCAGCCAACAACGTACGATAGCCACCTTCGTTTTTGTGACTAACTAAATGGCATTCGTCAATGATGACCAGATCAATATGGCCAAGGTAATCGGCCTTTGTGCGCACCGATTGAATGCCAGCGAAGGTTATCGGCTCACCTAGGTCGCGCTTACCAATACCGGCTGAATAAATTCCAAGCGGAGCGCCTAGCCAATGTTGGCGCATCTTCTCGGCGTTTTGCTCGATCAATTCTTTAACGTGCGTCAGCATCAGGATTTTCGTCTCTGGCCATTGCTGTACGGCATCTTTGCAAAGTGCGGCCACAATATGGCTCTTGCCAGAGCCAGTTGGCAGCACTAAACATGGATTGCCTTTGTTCTTGCCAAACCACTCATAGAGCTGGTTGATGGTTCGTTGTTGGTAGTCACGAAGCATTAAATAACTCCCCATTGATCTGCCATTGCGTTGGCGATGCCTTGAAAGGTTTTGCTTCTAATTTTCCAGCGATATTTACTGGGCGGTAAATAATGTATTCTTTGACGTTCATTTTTTGGCAATGACATCATTTGATCGCGCACGTTATTGGTGGGCATAAGTGGCGGCAAGTTATGTAACCATAAGCCTGTTCCCTTTTGTTCCAGATGGCCGAACATCCAAGGTTGAACAACCTGAGTCTGACGGCAACCAATACGCTCAACAGCGTATTTGTGCATTATTGGATTTTCTATGCACTTGCGTTGTATTGGAGCATTTAAAAGCATTTTAAAAAATTCAGCACCATTATCCAATTGCGCCCAGCGTTCCGGTTTACGATAAAGCCAGCTAACACCAGAATTAGTTAAATAAGTACAAGGTGGGTGGGCAATCATTAAATCCCAGCCATCATTAATAATGTCTAACACATCGCCTTGATAATGTGGCCCATTAATATCAGTAGGTAATAGGTCGCATGACATAGCGTCGTGTCCAGCCGCTATAAAAGCATCCCTAACCGTTCCAGAATACTCACAGGCAATCAATACTTTCATCCGACCACCCTCGCATTAAACTCACGACGAAACTCTGTCGCAAATTCATCAGGGTTAGCGCATACCGATGGGTTGGCCAGTATTTCCTTTGAGCCAAAGACATTGGTATCAGGCTCGCCGTTAATAACATCCTTGCCATTGATCACATAAATGGCTTGCCACTCATTCGTGCTTTCCTTGCGTTGATATGGCACCAGATCGGGGTGCAGTACATGAGAATCACAACCTTCGCGCTGCCATTCAACAGGTATATCGTCAGCGTCATGGCGCTCACACCGCCACGTTGAATTCTCTAGCGCCGTACTGTTAGCGCAGGTTCTGCAATTGGCGTGTTTGGTAATCTTGGACTCGAAACAAAAGTCATGCGCAGGACACCAACGGCATTGATACCACGTTGGGTCAGCCGACAATGGCTCTGGCATACGGTCAGCCAAAGCAATGCGCTTTCCTCGCGCAATCGCTTTCTCGGCCACCTCTTTATCAAACTTGACGCGCTCGGTATAGATGCGGTCATCATCCTTGCAAACTGCCACGTACAGCGCTCGATCAATCTCAGTGCCAGCCATGTAGACCTGCATCTGTACAAAATGTTCTGGCTTGATTCTTCGACACCCTTTTTTTCCAAATCGTTAAACGACTTGGCGCTATGGGTTTTAAATTCGGCTACGTGTTCGGTCTTGGGAGCGCCTGGCACACCTGATTTGATTACGCCGTCCAAGCTACCGGATACGTGCGAACCAAAGCTAACTCTGGATTGGTTGCCGGTCGTGCGCTGAATGTCAATCCCAATGGCACGAAGGTCGCTAACGATCTGCGCTTCTTCTAAGTTTCCTCGGCGAAACATTCGCAAAACACGACCATCAAAGTTTTGCTGCACTGCCCAACGAAACGACAGCCACAACCAACGGTCGCAAGGGTGACCCAATGTTGAAGCGCCCAAGTGTGGCCGTGGCGGTTCCTGACGGCTTTCGTGGTGCTTGTCAATTAGGTTGGTAATGCTGTATTCTGGCTCTGGAATTTTCATGATTCCTTTCTCCTCTATGTGTGGACTATTCGGGCACGGATAAAACCGTGCCCTTTTTTTGTTACTTCTTTTGCCACGGTGGCGCAGCTTTGCCGCTTGCGGTCGCAGCCACCTTTGCTACTGGTGCCGGAGGCGTTGAGCCAGCTATGGCTTTAAATGCTTTTACTTCGTTCTGGTCGCCGTACTGCTCGCTTGAACGAATATCCACCTTGATCGACAGTTGGCCACCGATCAGCTCATCCGTATCCTGAACTTTAGCAATACCAATTCCACGCATAATTTCACCCAATTGCTGGCGACCAATTTCCTCGGCCTTTGGGTTAGGGTTACGAATGTTCAAGTTGCCAAAAACAATTCTGCCTTGATGAGTTGGGCCAATAATGTCGTAGCGAATCGCAATGTACTGGCCAGTTCCTGCCTTGGTGTTTTTCAACTCCGCAGCCGTAATACTGGCCGTGTACCAACCGGCTGGCAGCGGCTCGTAGGATTTGTCGCTAACTGGCATTGCATCTGCCTCAAAGGTTTGGTCTAAAAAAGCCATTATTCTTCTCCGATCATGGTGATGGTAAAAGTTGGGCGACCTGGCGTGGTCGTAATTGCACCCAACAAAGGTTTGGTAATACTTTCATCCGCTGCTTTCCAAGCTGCCGAAGCAATCTCAGGTTTCCAACGAAACAAACTGCTTAAATGCGCCTCAAGTCCGTTTGCAGCCGCTAACTCTTGCAGCTTGTCAGCGTTGACTTTGCGGTTCATTCGTCCTTCAATCTTGATTATGTACTGGCCAACTTGACGGTTTTGAGTTCCCTCAAACGATTCAAGGATTAAAAACTGTTTAACCAATTTGTCCTCAATCTGGCGACGATAGTTTGTCGCCGTTGTTTCATCCATCTTGGCAATTGTCCATTCTTTGCTTAATGCTTCGATGTCGTTCATAGAATCCACTCCACGATGGTTTCAGCAAAGATGGCCAGAGTCATGACTATCGCAATATTGATATTCATTTCTTCGCTCCAATCTTATTAATGATTACCGTCAAGTCAGGCGCTTCCCATGATTCGAGCTTGCCAGAGCGATCTTTGGCTAACCATAAGCCGTCGCTGTCACACATCAAGGCACGTTGGGCAAAACCGTCGGCATCCTTCTCAACTCTAAGCGCGAGAACTTCGTCAAAGAAATAGGGCAAGGATTGGCCGGTCTTGTTGCCTGGCATACTTGGCGCATACAAGATACGACCCATTTCATCCTGCGTTTTCTCCAGCTTGGCCGTCATCAAAACGTGCTTTGCTGGCAGGTCGCGGAATGCTCGGATAATGTCAGCCATCTGTTCCTGCATGGCACCGTAAGCAGCGCGCGGGTCTTTGTTGACCTTTTTCTCGTAGTTCAGACACACTTCAGCAATTTCGCTGATGCTGTCGATAGCCACCGATTCAAACTGCGCAGCCTCGGCAGATTCAGCCAGCCATTTGTAAGCCTCTTGAAGCTCGACCATCGTGGTGATTTCGATGTAAGGCAGCTCCGCATCCTGAATCGACAAAAGGCCACCTTCAGCACTTAAAACGATTGGGTTAGGCAGCGTTGGAGCAAGGCTAGTCTTACCTGCACCGGCTTGGCCATAGACCAGGAGCTTGACTCCATTACCAGCTAGATTGCCAGTTGATTTGAGATTAATAGCCACGGCTTGCCTCCGCATAAGTCAATTTATTTGTCTTGGTTTCAGCCGCCGCCCACGTATGCGCCCACTCTTCAGCGGTCTTGCTGCTGCTAATGGCTTGCGTGTTGCAGTTATGCGCCACCAATACAGCGTCAACGTCATCCAAGAAGATGTCGTATTCGGCGTAAATGGCTTTTGCATCCTTTGAAATAATCATTTTCCTTCTCCTTAATGTCGCCGGTCAGGGTATCTGGTTGGCGATTGCTTGCAATATTAGCGAATACAAAGTAGTATGTCAACACTTTATTGTGCAAAAACAACGGAGAATTATAAAATGCTAACTTTAGAGCAAATTAGGGCTAAATTACAGGACAGGCGGCTTAATTTGGTTTCCAAGGCCACCGGCATTCACGCCAATACATTGCGTGAAGTACGTGACAATTCTCAGGCTAATCCCACCTACAAAGTTATTAAATTGCTAAATGATTATTTCTCTGGGACTCTGAGCAATGGCTGACCTATCAAACATCTTTGGTGGCGCTTGGTCACCACCGCCAGAAAAAGTATTAGCTTCACCCGAACAACAATTAATTGATGCAATGGTTTCGCTAGGTTTAGAGCCACCAGATCAAATACGGATGGACGGCAAAATTCACCGTTTTAAGTCTGGCACCAAAGGCTCTGGCAACCACGGCGATAAGCCAGGCTGGTATTTAATCTTTGGCGACGGCATCCCTGCCGGTCGGTTTGGTTGCTGGCGCATGGGCATCGAGCAGACTTTCCGTGCAGACGTTGGCCGTAAATTGACCGACTCCGAGGAAATGACCTTTGTTCGGCGCTTGACTGAGGCCAAGACCCTGCGCGACGCTGAAATACAGCGCAAGCACGAAGTCGCCGCCGACACCGTTGAGAAAATATGGGTTGGTGGTGGTCTAGCCTCGCCAGATCATCCGTATTTGCAGCGCAAGGGCATCAAGCCGCACGGCTCGCGCATTACCGGCGATGGCAGGTTAATGGTTCCTTTGTATGGCACCGACGGCGTGTTATCAAGCATTCAGTACATCGATGGCGATGGAAATAAGCTCTATCACCCTGGCGGCCAGACCGGCGGCAAATACCTGATGATCGGCACGATGGACGAGCCTGGCGTTCTTTATTTAGCCGAAGGCTTCGCCACCGCTGCAACGATCCACGAAACTACTAATCGACCTTGCGTCGTAGCCTATTCGGCTTCCAACCTTGTGCCTGTTACCGGCATCCTGCGCGACACTTACGGCGTTCAGCAAAGCATCGTGATTGTGGCTGACAACGACGCCTCTGGCGTTGGCCAGCGTTACGCCGAGCAATCCTGTGCCAAGTTCGGCGCTGAAATGATCCTGCCGCCGATTCAAGGCGACGCCAATGATTACGTCAAAGATGGCCACGACCTTCTCGCGCTACTCAACCCACCCATCGAAGGCTGGTTAGTACCGATCGACGAGTTCTGTTCCAAACCCGCCCCGATTTCATGGCTGGTTAAGCGTTGGGTGCAATCGAATGCCTTGGTGATGGTGCATGGCCCATCGGGTGGCGGCAAAACCTTCGTCGTTTTAGATTGGTGCTTGCGCATGGCCAGCTCTGTGCCTGAATGGTGCGGTAACAAGGTCAAGGCTGGCAACGTGGTCTATTTAGCCGGTGAAGGTCACCACGGCTTGCGCGGTCGCGTCGCCGCATGGAAACAACACCACCAAGTAACCACACCAATCAATATGTGGCTATCAAAGGACGGCTGCGATTTAAATACACCCGCCGGTTATCTAAAGGTGGTGCAGCAAATCCGAGGCATCAAACAGCCCACCGTTATCGTGGTCGATACCTTGCACCGCTTTCTATCAGGGGACGAAAACAGCGCCCAAGATGCTAAGACGATGCTGGAC